ACTGCGCCCGGATGATGGCGGCATAGGCTATCTGCACCTGGTCCCATAGGATGTCCAGCGGGTCCGTAGGCATCTCCTGGATAATGGAAACGGTCTCCTCAGGCAAGTACTTGCTGAAGAAACCGTATTTTTCTGCGTTCTTATTCTGTTCTGGGGCTCCCCCTTCGTTACCAGCAGCATTGCTGTTTCCAGGCTGCCCACCTTTCTTCTTAACCGAACGTTCGTTATTTTTATCCGAACGTTCGCTATCCCACTTATGGGTACATTTCCATCGGCGGACCGTCCCCTCCGGCAGGTTTAGTTGACTTGCAATCTCAACTAATTTGATGCCTTTCCGGTACATGGCCTCGGCCTGTTCTATTCTTGCATCTGGCGCCCTGGCCATGCCTCCTCACCTCATTTCGTGTTGTTTTGGGAATAGAAAAAGAGCCGCCCGGAGGTGACTCCTGCTTACTATTGAATAAAATCATTGTCCATGAGTCCAATAATACGGTGACATATAATATCCATTAAATTTAGGCCAGTAAATGCACTCAACCAAAATGATTAACGGAACAATTACAAGTAATAAATATAACAATAAACGAAATAATCCATTAAATGATGTATTTTCTTTATCTACGGCATTAATATCCTCCTGTGATGCTTTTTCGGTATTATTCACAATTTGATGATATAGTAGTTGTGCTTCGTTTGTTATTGAATCTCCTTCATTTACAAGTGTTTTTTCTATTTCTTCCTTTGACTTAGAAATCTTTTTTATCCTTTCTTGATAATTCGCAAGATTATTTATAACGGAGAATATTAACATAACCACGGAAATCATGATATTACAAAAAGGCAGTAGATATGGGTTTATTGCTTTAGAAAATATAAAGGCTACAAGCGAATAAGCTATTAAAATGATACTATAATAAATCAGTAAAAAATTGTACACCCTTGACTTCCTCTCAAGCCTCCCTATCATGTTTTCATAAATTAAAACTTGACGCCGCATTACGCTCCTCATACAAAATCCCCCCAACGCATTCATTTCTTTATCATACACCAAAATCTGACAAAAGAAAAGCCCCCGCCGCACTGGCAGGGACTCATCCAAAGGAGAAAATCTGTCTATGTATCTGGAAAACGTCATGGGGGATAAAACCAGATACCTCACCGGTTGTGTCCCCTGCGGCATTGTCCCGTTAAAGTACAGGTCTGTCTTATGAGGGATTACACAATACCGGTTAGCCAGCCGCCAGGCTGTGATACCTGGCGGCCGTTGCTTAAATGGGGAGGGTGCAAAACCAATCAGCTTTCCGCTTCATCCAATTTTGCATATTACAATTATAAATCGTCCAAACGGACATGGCAAGGACACGATTTTGACATGCTCCTGTCAAGGCCCTAATCCAGCATAAGGGCGTCTGAACCAAAGAGGTATACACTAAGTATCCCTGTAAGCTCCGTTATCCACCGTCTGGCCGTCCGCTCTCCATATCCGTAAATCTCTGCAATATTCTCGTATGTCATCCCATCCAGGTAGAAATACTTAAAGGCCAGATACTTCTCATGCGTATTCTTCCGACACTCCTCATCCTCCAGGAGCTTCAGGCACTTGTCTATGTGGCCTATCATGACAACGCTCCGGAGCTTGCTCTTAAGAATGCTGTTGATAAAAATATCTTCCTCCGTGAACTCCTCCAGTTCTTCCCTATTGTCCATATCAGAAAGCTCCGCCACGCCCTCTTCCACACTCTGACAAATTCTGTTATAATTCTCCATCAACTTCTTAGTATTCTGGAAAATCTTTGTGCGCTTATTTCTCTGTGTCTGTTTTTCATGCTCTTTGACCGCTTCCTTTGCGGCCAGCCTTGCCACTTCTTCCAGTGCTTCTGCCTGCTTCACCGGCATCACCTCCTCCCGCATCCAGATGCGGACACGCCCAGCACCCGTACCGTATCCTACCCTTGTTGTTGCGCTGGCCATCACACCCGTAATGCCCGTTGTCTATGTAACATTGTCTCATAGTACCATATCACTCCCTTCGGTGGCTCCCGCAGCTCCGGAACCGGGCACAGGCTGGTGTACATGTAGGCCGGCGCCGTCCGGATGCGCTCCTTGATTGCTTCGTCCGCTTGGGCGGCCAGGGCCTTGCTGCGGTCGATGCGGGATATATCCCACATTGAAATCCTCTTAAAACACTCCAATGTCCCATAACCACATCATTAAGACTATTGTGTCGAATTGCCAATAATACATATCCTGAATTTTTAGGCAGTTCTGACATCGGATGAAATTCAATTTCTTGTCTTATCATGTCTTTAACCTTTCAAAATGTTAATTCTGTGAAACAAATGGCTCCGGGTAATAATATGGCCGCCATGCGACAACCACCTCGTTCCACGCATCCTCATGGGGCCAGTCATGGCTCCAGAACATTTTTACCGTGGTTACACTGCCGTCCAAATGTCTCATTGTAACCCAATAGTCTCCTGACCTATCCGGCAACCGCTCTGCTATCGGTACCCAGCCTGTATCTTCGTAAGTTGCGAGCTTTGCCTGCTGCTGTAGTATAATCTCCTTTGCCCGCTGCAACACTGACAGTGTAAAAGTATTATCCCGTTCGGCATTGGATTTTATTGCAGCGTCCAGCTCCATGATGTCTTTTTCAAAATCTCTCTCCATCT